TTGACAGTATTTGGTGTTAAATTCCATGACCTTGTTCTGCCACTCACCAGGTCCAAACTTCTTTTTTGCATAGACGCAGTAGTGAAATACCACATCATCCCTCGATCCTTCAAAAATACCCATATTTTGCATGATTTCGATACATGGAGGGCCGTCAAAAGTGGCTTTTTTCTGTTTTAAGGGCTTTACAGATAGGTTTTGAAGTTGGTCGTGTGTGATTGCCTTCTGAGAAACCAAATTAAAGAACTCATCGAGCGTTAATGACTCTCCTTTTTCGTCCATTGCGTATCTTCCAGACATATCTCCCTTAAAATAGGGTAAGTTAAGAAAGTTTCCTGTGTCACCACGCTCTGCATTTAAAGATTCTTGCTTTGGAAATATCTCACAGTCAGCAAATCCAAGCACCGAAGCTATCTCTGTTAGTTTTTTGATAGCATCTGCGGCTGGTACAGGCTCACTGTAAAAAATGAATAAGTGAAATCCTCCCGACTTTGATCGGCAAGGTATAATTGGTAAATTTAATTTTGTGTAAAGTTGGATAGTCTTGCGTACATCTATAGAATAATCATCAACATCAATACAAGACCAAGAACAAGTGGCATCGTCACGTATAGGGATAATACCAAGGCTTGGATCATTTCCTTCGATATGGTCTTTCCAATGCTTATCAGTAACTTCTTCTTTAATAATAAAAGCTTTGCCACCGACCTTACCGCTTTCTTTCTTTTCACCTTTGTAGAAAACCCCATGGGCACGTGTTAGCCCATTAAAGATTGCTTTGAATTTTAGATACGCTTCCATTCAATTAAGAGGGGGACCGAAGTCCCCCTAGCACCTTAAAAAGGATTGTCAGTATCTGGTTTATCTGTTCCAGAACTCTCATTCGTCTGTTCGTAGTTGACCTCAACAGATCCTTTTTTCACTGCATTGTGAAATCGTTTTCCATCTTCGTATTCTTGAGCCGAAACGACATCACCTCTCTTAATATCCCAGCTATACCAATCACCTTTGTCATTGGATTGTGGTTTGGTGGTCAAGTCATACTTGAAATACCAACTAGGAGGGTTGATGGATTGTTCACCATTCTTCACCTTCGCTGACATAACGAGACTGTTCCATTTTCTAGACTTAGATAAGCCACTCACCTTCATAGAAATAAGGACTTGCGAGGTGAGTCCTTCACTGTTTGTAAGGAGGCAGTAATGATTATGAGTTCTTTCTAAGTAAGTACCCTGTGGAAGCCTAGATTTACCCTCTGCGTCCTTTGTAGTTTTATCCCATAGAGGAGTATCCACTGGGTGCACGATGGGAGCCGAGGACCCTGTACCACGGTCGGACCATTCTAGTGCAACAGGCTCGAAGTAACATGGTATAACTGAGATACCTTCAGTACCGTCAAAAGTTTCCTCTGTGACCGTATTGAAAATCATACCTTCTTCTGCCCCCTCAACATACTCACTCTTTTGTTTTTTCGTCTGCGGAGACATTGAGCTAAGTATTTTCAAGAAAGGTATAGCAGTGCTGTTCATATCAACGGCAGCTAAACCTTTACCTTGGTCTTGGGCTACTACACTCAAATCAATCGGTGCAGCAGTAACGGCAGTAGATTTTTTTGTTGCTACTTCGTTTTTGGTTTTTTGTTGTTGTGTCATTTATTTTGTTCCTTTTGTTATTTTTGTTTCTGGACGTATGAAGATCCCAAAAAGATCATCAGGGTCCGTTAGTCCTTCTTCGTGACGCTTTTTTAAAGTCGCCTTCAGTGTCGAAGGGTGCACTGATTTTTTCACGTCTGGGGTGATGCCGAAGTTTGATTCAATATATCCAGCTAAATCTCCAGCCATATTGTCTTCACCCGTTCCGAAACTTGTTGATACCTGGTTTTTTATAATGTCACCGAGGTCATTATCTTTTAAATACTGCAATGCTTCGTCTTCTCGAGCCTTAGGTATTCTACAATGAAATCCTTCCTTGACAGTCACTTTACTGCCATCTTTCATTATAGTTTCATTATTACCTAGTTCCTGCATTTTAGTAGGAATTGTTTCACTAGAAAGAACTTCTCTTTCACGTTTCATATCTTTTAATGTCTCTTCCATATTTTCTATTTCAGAGTCTAAATCTAATTGTTTTTGTATAAGTTTTGATAATCCCGATAGATCATCGTCTTGAAGTTTTTTGAGATCCCCCGCATCTTGCTTGAGGTCTTCAAAGTCAATTACGCTAGCCATGTTTGCCTCCTTTGTTAGAACAGCTTGGGAGGGTTAGTTGTTTCACCTCCAACTTTCGGGACACAGATAAACTGTTCATCTACCCTACTCGAACCTACTCATGATAGCCTCAGCCAGTTGGCCCTACTCTATCACCCCTGTGCGTTACGCCTCTGTTAAAAACGTTGTTCCGCCACAAGCCATAAGTGTCAGCTAAACACTTAATTGTTCGTTACAAATCTTATACTTGAAATCCTAACAAAATGCAATATATTATTTTGTATATGGCTAACTTTTTTTTGAAGGAACCTTTTCTTCATCAACTAAAGGCAAAACGAATTTGTCACGATCGAAACATCAACAATTTCGCCTATTTGATGGAGATGGGAACAGGTAAAACTATTACAGCAATCATGGATCTCATGGGTTTGCATCATTATAAAGATGTGGATAACTGTGTAATTCTTGCACCGAAGTCCGTGTATCGTAATTGGTATAAAGAAATTATAGAATTTGTTGCACCTGAAAAAACAAAATATGCAATTAGCACGTGGGACCCTAGTTTAAAAGATCCTGTCACGAAAGCGAAGTTAACAGATTTATTAGAAAAAAGTGTCGTGCCATTGAATATTTTTTTGATGAACATTGAAGCTATCTCGTCACCCAAAGGTGTAAAGTTTTTAGAAAAATATTTAAGTGTACAAGATAAAACAAAAACAATGATGATTGTTGATGAAAGTACAGTCATCAAAACACACAATGCTAAACGTACAAAAAACTTAATAAAACTAGCAAAGGATATAAATTATAAAAGAATACTAACAGGTACACCTGTCACTAAATCACCTTTGGATATCTATACACAGTTTGCTTTTCTTGATCCAAAGATACTCGGTCAGTCAAACTATTATGCTTTTCGTGCACGATATGCCAAGATTATTAATCGACCAACTTCTGGTGGCCGTCACTTTCCTTTGATTACAGGCTATCAACGTTTAGATGAATTAGAAGAAAAGATTTATTCTGCTGCATTCCGTGTCAAAAAAGAGGAATGTGTCGATCTACCAGAAAAAATATATATGAAAAGGTTCATACCTATGAGTGAGAAACAACTTGTAGCTTATGAATCATTGAGAAGAAACGCAATGTTTATTTTCAATGACAAAACAACGACATCTGTGAACCGGCTCTCACAGATTGTTAAGTTGCACCAGGTATGTTGTGGGTTCACCATTAATGATCAAGGTGAAATCCACGACGTGCCTAACAAACGTTACGATGAATTGCTGGATGTCTTAGAGGAAGTTGATGGTAAAGTTATTATCTGGGCTACCTATCGACATAACATCGAAACTATCACAAAAAAACTAAAGGAAAAATATGGTGAAACAAAAGCTGACGCTTTTTATGGCGACACTGCGAGTGATGATCGCTTGGAACTTGTTAAGAATTTTCAGAATGAAAATCATGATCTCACGTACCTTATTGCGAATCCTAAGACTGGTGGATATGGAATCACTCTTACTGCCAGTCACACTGTTGTGTACTTTTCAAACAATTATGATCTTGAAATAAGATTACAAAGTGAAGATCGTGCGCACAGGATTGGTCAGAAGAATAAAGTTACCTATGTTGACTTTGTTTGCCAGGGAACGGTTGATGAGAAAATATTAACTGCCTTGAAGAACAAAGTTGACATAGCCAGTCAAGTTATGGGTGATGAATTGAAAAGTTGGATTACTTAGATTTCTTTTTTGATCTAATATATTCAACGTGAGGAACTATATTTTTTAGCTTCTTTAGACCTTCCTCTGCTTTTTTCTTTTTCTTTCTTCGATGTTTAATTTCACCTGCAACCATAGCAGCGGGTATAGAAGTAACAACCCCAGCCTCTAAAACGTCTCCTGTTTTTTTGCTGTCCATTGTTTTTTTGAGAGCCTTACCAAAACCTCTCAAAGCTTTTCCTACAACGCCCATGATTAATCACTTGTTAGTTCGTCTTCAAGCTGCATGATTTCAGCCATGACTTCTGTTTCGTTGTCCTCGGTTAGTGAGCCACGAAGCTCTCTGATTCTTTCTAAGATTTGTTCTTCAGTCATTAGAATACTCCTTGAAATTTACCGCCTTGGGTTGCAGCACCCATACCACGAGATACAGAACCACCGCTCTTTTTCTTAATAACACCTCTACCAATTAGAATATCTTTCTTAGTAACTTTGCCATCTTTATTTAAATCTGGAAATTTTTTCTTTTTCACGGAACCCCCCTTTTTCATTTTGATCTCTCTAACCTCTTTATCTAGGTCTTTAATGTGATCATATCTATATGAAATCTTCTTTTTTGCTTTGGATTCACGTTTTTTACGCTCTCGCTCCATAGCCTGTAGAGTTAATTTCTTTTCTGTTTTACCCATGATTCAATCCTACTCTTATATGGTTGTGTTTGCAACAATTTCTGCAAGGCTCTCACATCTTTTTGTTGTCTGTGCATGCCACCTAGAATCTTTCATTTCCTCAGCAGCTTTCTTCCAATCCTTGACTCTCAAGGCTTTCCACATGTTTTTAAACTTGCGAACACCATTTGTGCCTAATTGAAATACCATTTCCAGTATTACTTCTGATACATTTTGTGGTAAATCATGTCCAACACATTCATCTATTAATAAATCAGCCCCCGCAGCAGCTCTATTCAAGTCTATATCAAATAGTTCTTCGACTTCCTCCATGGAGATTTCAACACCTTCTCGGTATCTATCTCGTTCGTGAGGCTGAATAAGGTGGCCTATACCAATCGTGGCTTTGCCTAGCGAATCCAGATACATTTGGGTGCGCACGCCTTCATGGATACGTACCCGGTCTTTCAGTTCATCTGTTAAATCAATCATGCTCCTATACCCCAATGTTCTTGATGTTCATCGGGTTCTCCTTTCTTAAATAGTTTTTTTATAAATTGTTTTATTTTAGATATCATAGACTTTGTTTATAGACAAAATCCCAGCAGGTTTCAAGTCTTTTGCTTGCAATAAATTAGGAGCACCACCATTTGGCAATCTATTTGGTGCGATGCCCATGATTCCTGGATCGGGGTCCCTGGGATATACTTC